CTTTGTTTGTAAATTTTTCTAAACTGTCATAGTCCCAATCAAAACCATGGCATATAACTGCTTCTATGCCAAACTGCTTGTGAAACACACTGAAATTTTCAACCACATGACTGGGATCATCTGTTTCTACTATCTGTATCTGTTTGCGATAGCGATTTATGAAAGGACACACAGGAAAACCACCTATTTTGTCATTGGGCTTGGCAATGTATCTGTCAATCCATTTATGTATGGCTTTTGAATTTGACGTTGGCTTGTTCATATGCACTATTGATCCTTGTGTTGGTGTGAAAAATCATTTCTGTATTTGGAAAACTATCAAACAGTGTGTTCCAAATAGGTCTCCAATGTTGATTAAGGTTGGGTCTACGATGTCTTATGATAACACTGTCTTGCACACTGGTTAAATCTTCTGTGTAAACACTGTCAAAACCCCATAGGTGTATTTGATCTACAGATTGTGATTCACAAAAATATTTCACAGCGTGATGTCCTGAATTCCATCTTGATGTTTTTTCATATACTGGTCGCCAATCACCTGTTCTACCTTTGGTTTGTGCCATGTTCTTTGCAGAGTCAGTGCATAACACAGGAACCCTTGGTTGCCAACTGTTGTGTTTCATCCAAAGGATAGGTTGATTGTCAATAATGCTCAATGTGTTGTATTGTATGTTTTTAGGAGGTATGTTGCAGGCAACTGTAAACAAGCCCATGTGTTTGAATAATCTACTGCCTGCGCCATTGCCTACTATGTTTATGATTTTGGCCATAAACGCAGATCCTTGTATTCATATGAGTGTCCCATGAACAACAGTGGCACATACAACAATGCCCACCAACTGCTTAATGGTCCCCATATGTCAGCTATCAACAGTATGCTACCAACCAATGTAGCAGTTGATACCATGTATCTATCATTTCTGTCTGGCAATTTCATCTAATACTTTCTCCATTAGTTTTATTCTCGCTTCTAGTTTTTCAAGTCTATCAGTGACTGAATTTATTGCAATAATAAATTGTTTTTCATTCTTCAAAAGATTGTGCAAGTGTGTGTCTGCGTGTTGTGCAAATCTTTTGAGTTCTTGTAATTCATCATATGGATTAAACCCTTCTGTAAGCATATCTCGTTCCTGACTGTGGCTTTACTGTTGAGGCTTCTTCAGGTGTCCAATGCCATTCATTGATCCTTCTTCTAACTGTGTCTCCTTTTATACCATTCTGTCTACCTTTTTCCACCCAGTAGCTCATTTCATTTTTGTCCAGATGCCTACGCTGTCTACGTCCTGAAACAGTTTTAAATGTCCATTCTACATTACCTGGTTTATAATCATCCAGTTTGTTTATTCTGTCAAACACATATTCTGGTCCTGGACGTGGACCTACGTGATCAAACCAATTGATGAATCCTTGTTCACCGTGCCATTCTTCACACACACTGGTTTCAACATAATAGTGATGATTGTGTTCGCATACATAGTGCATTCTATACCATAGACGCCATTCATCTAGATATTCTTTACGCATATCTGAGTATACACTATTCATCTACTAGATCTCCAACAGCCACCGCGTGTCTTGGTTCCCAATCTGCAGGTGGATTCTTCCATATCTTTTCAAATGCGTGTTTTTTCATAAATTTACGTCTTGCAACTATAAGACAGTTGTGTGGACCCCATGCTTCTATTTCATCAATCCTAACCATGCAGTATTGATGTGGCAGTTTGCCCATGTGTTCCATTACACCACTGTCGCACCAAAACTTATACCATGAATCTATGTCCCAAGCCCATTCATGTCTGCGAAATTTTGCCTGTGCTTTCATTCTTGAATATCTGTTTCTCCACAGAGCTGGTATGTCTTGTGGATATAATCTAACGGGCATATGTTCCTCCTGAAAATACTTCTGATTTGTGTCTTGTGTTGCCCAGCAGTGTGTCAACCCATTGTTCTACTTCTGCTTCTTGTGGCAGTCTCAAACCACCTTGTGCAAATTCTTCCCAAGGTGTTCCCAAATCGCCTGTGCCATGTATGCCTGTGACCACAGCTGGCACTCCTGCAAGTATTGATTCCATTGCGGCAACTGAATGCTGTGAAACTGTGATTTGATATTTGCCTGTGTGCAGTTGATCACTCAATTGATTGCCTTGCTTTCGCTGGCTTCTGCCTGGCTTTTGTCTAACTTCAACTTCATAGCCTAGACTCTCCAACTGTGTGATCCAATGCTGTGTCCAAGCTGATATAGTTGTGTCATAGTAGAATCTATAGTTTGGTTCTGACAGATTTACTATCAGTGCTCGTTTGGGCAGTCTATACACCACGTCATGTGGAGGTGCTATCTGTTGCCACTCTGAGATCGTACCTTGACTGTGATGCTTCAACAACCCGTTGATTCTTTCAGTGCCACTTTCTGTGTGCTTTGACGTCAACAGTTCACTGGGCACAAAACGCACCCAATCTTTTGAACCTTTGGGATTGTGTGCTCCTGGCCATAACAGTTGTGGTATTTCAGGATTGTCTAGAAAGCGCCAATTGGTGTGCTTTACTTGTCTAGGATGTTGAAATGCTCCTGAGTCTGATTTGCCCCATTCATTACCAAATTTTATCAGTGTGTCTGCACCTGTGGTTTCTGCTATGTTGTTGCATGGCTCATAGTTGTCTCTGCAGATGGGAAATTGTTCTCCCACACAACGATGCCAACCCCACAGTAGTCCATGTCTGTCTTTTGATGCCCAATAGCTCATTCGTCACTCCATTCTACATCTGGCCAAAGTGTGCGTTTCTGTTGAACAGTTAGATCATTGAAGTCCGCATAGCTCAACAGTCTTGCCTGTTGAACTGTTATTGTAGGTATATCTTTGCACTCTTGCATTATGAATTCATCTGTTTCAAAATCAAAATTTTGTGTGAACCAACCTTGACGTAGCTGTTCCAATTGCCACACACCATCCGTTAGTTCAGTTCGTTTCACTCTCTTTTGCATATAGTATTTATCAAGGTAATATAAATACTTGACAAAAGAGAACTGAGACACTATAATTGTATAACAATAGGAGAAACGAATGGCAATGAGTAAACAACAGATAGACGACAACAGTCTAGTAATTTTTAAAAAAGTATCAGAAATGCTTAACAGTCAAATTGAACAGCATGGCCGTCTGCAAAAGAACAACAAGGAAATTTGGCGTCACCTGCATGAAATGGACAATGGCATATGGAGCTTGTATTGTCATGGCATCAAATTGATTGAACAGGAATTTCCACAGTGTGTTGACATGAGCACACTCAAAGCTGTGATTGACTGTGAGCAGATCATCAACCGCTATGGCGATTTAAGCACATCAGGCAACATACTTACACCATACAAAACAAGAACCAATGCTCACAACTACAAGGGCAAGGCTTGGCGGCTGATCAACCAAGGCAGAGAAACTTGGAACCGTGCCATGGGCATTGACCTACCCAATGATGACTCATCAAAGCGAGGACCCAAAGATGAACTGTTTGACTATTGAACAACTGCTAGAACTGCTCAAGCAAGACGACTCAAGAGAAGCAAGAACACTCAAATATGCACTGCAAGACTACCTGCGTAGGAGAAACCCGTGAACATTGAACCCATACAAAGCAAAAACGGAAAAACCTATTGGGTAGAACAGGGTGACACACTGTACGTCCAAAGACTACGAGCAGGACAGTATCAAAGCACCAACTGGGACTTTGCACAGACACTACTGCCACAGTTCCGCAATGCCATTGACATTGGTTCAAACAATGCTGTGAATGCCATACACTATGCGGAACGATTTAGCTGGGTTGAATGCTTTGAGCCTACGGCGTTAGCACAACAGTTATGGCACCGCACTGTGAGAGACAACGGTGTGACTAATGTGACTCTACACACTCAAGCAGTTGGCGAAGACACACGCACCACTGAAATCGTCATACACGAACGCAATGGTGGACACAATCACCTCGCACACTGGGACAAGAATCCAAGAGCAGATAGAAGCCGTTCATCAAGACAAAAGCAAACTGTAGAGCAACGAACACTTGACAGTTATGGTTTCACTGATGTGGACTTTGTAAAGATTGATGTAGAAGGCTATGAACGCTACGTCCTACAAGGTGCTGAAAGCACTCTCGCTAGAGAGCGTCCGCTACTACAGTTGGAAATTGTAGAGTCACAATGCCGCAAGTTTGACTACACGCCTGATGACATCCTAGACTGGCTGAGGGCAAGAGACTATAGATGTGTGAGCAAGCGTCGTGGTTGGATTGACGGAGCATGGAGCAAAGGCAAAGGCGATATGGATTTGTTTTTTGTGCCACAAGAATGGAACACAGTATTAGCACCACATTTGGAACTGTTTTCAGAGGCGGTTTAACTGAGATGAGATACAACGCAAGTCCGCAGACACCACCACCCCTCACCGTAGGACGCCCCTCATGGTAATCACAGTATAACACCACGGGGGCCACGGTGTCAAGAGAGAGGTTGCCCAAACTAGAACCATTTAGACCCTCACCACCATTTTAGGATGGTTCTAGGGTGTTGCATGGTGTCACACGGCTAGGTGTCACGATTTCTCACTGTATATTACCATTATAGCACCATACTCGCACCATGTCAACTGTTTTGGACGAATAAGAGAGTTCTTTTTTGGCAGTTTTCGTGGTTGACTTTTGGTTCAAACCATGCTATAAGGCCCCTGTCGCCGTGAATCTGGTTGAAAAACACCGTGTAAGTCATTGTTTTTATTAGATTTTTTGGTGGGGGCCTGTGTTGCAAAATACTATCGCACTCAATCTCTAGGCTTCCCCACAAGCATCACTGCACTATCCATACTGAATCTTTGTTGTGTTTTTCTACCTGTTTGTAGTTCAATTGTTGTAAGAATTCAAGAACTTTTTTATTCACATCTTCTATTAACAATGTGGGTGTGTTTGTTTTTAATGTGTTAACTGCTCCTTGTAGCACTGCTAATTCATGTTTCTGTGTGTCTATCTTTACTGCGTCTACTGTGTGTAGTTTATATGAGTCTAGTGTTCTAGTTTTAACTTTGTATTGTGTTGGTTCTTGTGTAAGTTCCCATGCACCTGTGTTTGAGTGTTTAGGATTATAAGCATATGTGTCTTGTGAGTTATTGCTTATTGCATAGGGGAAACTATATACTGTTTCTATGTCTCCTGTATTGGCTTGTAGGTATTCATAGTTAAGGGGTTCCCATGCCCACACTTCTTGAAAGTCTTGTGCGAAACGCAGTGTGAATATACCTATGTGTGCTCCTATGTCTAGGGCTGTTCTTCTTTGTGTTGTGTGTTTTAGTAAGAGGTCATACTGTGTTCTTTGATAGTTATGTGGATCTTTGAAGTGTGTGTCTTGAGGGGGTAGTTTCATTTGCGTTCAATCCTTTGGGTTGTGCCTGTGCTTTTTCTTTTGCCTTTGCGATGGTCCAGTGTGTCTTGGAATAGATAGTTTGCTATGTGTCCATCTTGGACCTTGTAATCCACGCCTATGTTGCGAAACTTCACGCCTTGTGTTTCAAATCTCTGTCTCACTACATCCCATATGTAGCTGTCATGCCATTCACGTTCTAGGTATATGCTGTCTGTGTCGTACATATTTGTCACTGCCTTTACGTATCTGATGGTGTCTGGGTTGTGTAAGTTAAACAGCAGTATGCCTGTTTCTGAATGGTAATTGGGTCTGCCCATGTATGTCATAACGCCTTCAGTGTGTAGATTATCTGTGATCCACTGTTCTGAGATTGGCTTGTGAAACACTGTGTCTGCATCAAACCACGCTATCCTCGTATAGTCACCCAGTTCATCTATTGCTTGTAGTATTGCATATGGCTTGTAGCAGAATCTCACTGCGTCAAACTTAAAGCCTCTACGGGGTCTGTGTGCATTGCGGGCTACAAAATCCTTTTGATAATACAGTGCATGACTCTTTATGTCTAGCGTGTCTTCTGAGTATACAGCGAGGTCCACCCCTTGAAATGTTTCTACGAACTGATGTGCATACTCTCCGTATAACTTACGGTTGAATGCGGTGACTGCTAGAGTACGATGTGTAGGCATAGTCTTGTTCTCCATTCATATGTACGGTCAGGTTCTCTGTAGGTGTTTTGTTGCAAGATTTTACCTCCTAGATTTGTGTGGAATGTTTTGATCCACTCCTCTTGTGTCTGTAGATTTATGTGTGCGTTTCTACCATCTGGTAGTGTTTTCTTTGCTGGAGTAAGATCTATCACGTGTATGTTATGACGTGCG